GGAAAGTTCGGTTACCTGAAGTCCCTTGTCCGTGATGCGGAGGTTTCAATACCTCCGCTGAGAGAAGGGATTCCAGGAACCCTTGGAAAATGGCTATGGCCTGAGGCAGCCCAAAAGGTTATCTCAGGTGATAGCAGCGTACTCGAAGTGAACGTCGCGGCCGTCCGTGAAAACGGAAAGGCACGTGTCGTCACGTCTGGAAGCTTTTGGAAGGATGTGGCTCTACAACCGTTTAGCCACATCACACTCCATTTGATCAAACAGCTAGATAATCTCAGATCCGGACTCAAGGCTTCAAGGCTTGGGTGGCAGTTCATTGAGAAAATCGTTCGTGAAAAGAATGACCGTGGAGGAGTTAACTGGATCTTTGATAAGAAACCGGTTTACCTCTACACGTCAGATTGGGCAAAGGCCACCGACGCTCCCACACCAGAAATGGGGTGGAGAGTGACGGGGCGACTTTTGGAAAAGGCAGGACTCGATCCGATGTCACTTGAGGTAATCAAGAGATATTGGCTCGGTCCGAAGAAACTGATGTTGCGTGGAAAACACGTTGGTACACTGGTTAACGGTATACCAATGGGTGATCCACTGACAAAGACGAACTTGTCGCTCGCTCATCCAATTGCAGACAGGTACGCCCGGTACAAAACGGGCTGCCTTTCACGCGAGGAAGGAAACGGTGACGACACCGCGGCATTCAGTGATCATCCCAGTTATGGGAAGTATCACCTAGAGGCAGCAGTTGCTCTAGGATATGAAGCGTCCCCCCAAGATGACGTTATTACGACAGATTGGGGGACATACGCTGAGGAATGGTTCCATATCCCGACTTCGAACATAAACAGTACGAAGTGGGGAAATCGGTTCAAAAATTCATTGCTATTGCCGTACCTAGACACCCCCAAGATCAGGGTGTGTATAGGAACGCAAAAAGACAGGATTGATTTCTCGTCTGATCCAACAGGGAAAGTTACACTGTTGGGTCATGACCAGGAATACTTCAAGCTAAGTGATCCTGGACCGCATCACACCATCTATTCGGTGGCGTCTGCTTTCCAGGACATATGTTTATCGACGATTGACGACCACCGTCCTCTGTTTTTACCGAGGCAGGTGAATGGTGTTGGGAAACCACCACCACAGTGGTCAGTCGAATCATGGCTGAATATCATTTCGCGAAGTAGGACTTGGCATGCCAAGTACTACATCTGCGTTATGAAAGAATTTATTGAGGGAAGACAGGATATCACGGGTTACCGTGGCACCCTGAAAGAATCACATCACTTCGCCACCGAGACGATGGTAGAAGTCTTTGAAATTCCCAAAGATGATCCAATCAGGAGGCTAATCGTTGTGCCCGCCGAAGCGCACGCCGAATGGCCCCCTGGTGTTTTGCAAAAGCTCGTAACCTTGGGCTACTTGGTTCCTGAATCCAAGTTGGCCAAGTATTACTTGTTCCAAGAAAGGCTTGAAAACCTCGAGCAGGACACAAAACGTGACCTATTCGAGGTGATCAAAGCCAAAATGATTTCT